TTTTTTGTTTCTGGCACGAACCTGTTTGCGTTCAGTGCCAGTAACTGTATCGACAAGTTTTTTCCACCAACTCATTTGTCTTTAGCCTTCCAAATGTTAAGAGCACACCAGTCAACTAGCATATATACATGCCTAAACCAATGGTCATCTTTAGGTGTTGGTGTAATAGCTGCAACTCCTGAAGCTACTGCTACGATTACGCATATCCACATTAATACTTCTATCATAATTTTCTCCTATGAACTTGGTGGGGTTGGAAACTCGCCTAGTGGTCTAACTGGTGGGTTAGCATCGTTATATACATACAATGCTGCTAGTGCATCTACATCGCTTACTGCATCTATTTTTGTTTTCATATCAGCAGCAGCAGTTCTAACTCCTGCCCTATAAGTTGACCAATCTGAAGGTATAGCTGTACCTGCTTCCTCTTTTCTAACTACCATCCAATCACTAGATGCTAATAATGAATAAGCTCTTTGATCAACACTTTCTTTATGTAAAGTTTTTAAACCTTTAACTAAATTTTCACCTGAACCGCTATCATCTAATGATTTTGCTGTAGCCGTACCCCAAGATGCAGTAACTGTATTACTAGCAAAACTTAAAGTTTCTTTTGTGTTGTAGTAATATTCTTCATCTTTAAAATTTGTTCTATCATAAACTACCTCGTAAATACCTATAGCTTCTAATTCAGAACTTGACCATGCTTCAAATATATTTCTAGGGTATTGAACATCACCTATATTTATAGCTTTTGGTTGATTATAAGTAGCAGTTATACTGCCTGATTCTACTAATGCCCACATAATTTTATTCTACCTCAATAATTTTTTTTTACCTAGCAACTGTTGGTATGCCACCTGATGTTACAAATGGATGCTCCGCTATTGCCCAATAAATATAAGTTTCTCCACCTGAGTTGGTATCGGTATTACCTGTCGTACATCTAAAACCATTAGATAAAAAATCTATATTGTTTTGACTTGTATTACCAAAATCAGAACCATTTTCTATATTTTCTTTATTAAACCCCATTTTCTTATTTATGTTGTTATAAGCAGGTCTTAGATTATTGTAAACTTGCCAGTTAGTAGCAGTAGAGACACTTTTAATCATTACGAAAGCAGGTCTAAAACCAGTATGCACAAAAGTACCATTAGTACCACCTGCACCTGAACCTGCATATCCACCAAATTGACTAAACCCTTGTATAGATTTAAAGCAATATGCTACAAAATTGGTACTAGCATCATCATTACCATAAAATACTGAAGATGTTGGCACATCATAACTTGTAGCACTAAAAGCATTACCTTGATTTAAAATTCCGAAATCGTGTGTACCATCAAACGCTGTAGTAAACCATAACCAACTATTTGTGTTTGACCTGTTTTTCCAAAAAACAACATCAGGTGCTACACCTAATCCATGACCATAAGTTTGTGTGCTACCAGTAAAACTACCAAGCACAATACTAAATCCTGCTGTTGTGTTTGCTTGTACTGTTGTTGTTGAGTTGCCATCTGTATTAGAACTTGTGGAACCACCAGCACCTTTCCATGCTAATAAAAGATACTTATAAGTATTTGTATTAAATGAAGCATCACCTGTTCCAACAGTAAAACCATTGCTAGTTGCTGTTTCAAAATAATCATTTATATCAAATTCAGCATTACCTAAATTAGTTCTTACTACCTTACCTGAATTACCGATACCTCTTGAGGTGTCCATTGTGTTCCAACCATAGTCAACATCTAATGATTTATTAATAAATAAATCAGGTTGTAAATTAGAATTACCAGTAAAACTATGTGCTGTATCTTGTGAGGAATCACCAGTCCATACTAATGTTTGAAAGTGTTCTGAAGGGTCGTCTATTGTTGTATAAGCCATTATCCGTACTCCGCTAAATTTTTAGTGCATAAGGCATAAAAGCCTGTAGGGGGTGCATATTCAAAAACTCCATAGCCATTAGCATCATTTGCTGCACTAGAAATAGTTGCACTGGTATAACCACCAAAGTTCCATCTTTGTCCGTCTGCTTGATATCCACCCACAAATGGGCTTACATATTCATTTTGAAAGGGTGTGGGTAAATTAGTACCACTTGCACCATTTAATAATGTTCCGTTCCTATAAAGAAAAAACCTCTTAGTTGAATTATCTAAATCTAAAGCAAAACCAAATACATCACCTGCACCCGGAGTAGAACTAGCCCAGCCAGTACTTTCATCACTTGTTTGTGAGCCACCAGTCCAATAATAATAATTTAACCCCGGATATCCAATAAAAATTGTATTGTTATTTTGTATAGCATGATGATTGTAAATGGTTGCCAAGGTATTAGTAGTTTGTATGCCAAATGTACCATTTGATAAATTACCCATTAAAGTAAATTCCCAATACCATTTACCATTAATTAATCCAAAACTTCCTTTTGCTCCCGCCCAATTAGCAGGAGTGAAAGCAACTTTAGTACCGCCTTCTGTTATTGTAGCGGCGTAACTACTTCCATATGCATGAAGCATTGTAAATACATTAAAGTTATTAGTTGGAACATCAGTTGCTTGGTCTGCGGATGATAAATTAACTAAAGTAAAATCATTATTATTACTACTTGAATCATTACCTAAATCTGATGAGTCACTAAAATCTAAAAAGAAACCATTACCATCAGGAACAGACACTCCAGTTATATCAATCGGCTTCCAAATACCAGTATCACTATCAACTTCACCAAAGTCTGTTACAACTGGTGGTGTTCCACCTGATGCCCATGCTTGAGCTATATAACCATTAAGATAATTTTTTGGTCCATCTTCTCGTTGTGCACCAAGAGATTGTTGATTAGTTTTATTAAATCCCATAGCTGTGCCTGAACCCGGATTATTAACAGTATTAAAATCAGTATGTGCAATCATATTGCCATTAACCCATATTCTTATTCTGTCATTTGAAGTTCCTTGTGTAGTATCAAATAAAAAAAATAAATGATACCAAGCATTTGTATCTGCAAAAATTTGTGTACTTTCTCTCCAGACTATAGAGTTTCCATAAACAAACAATCTATCGCTACTATCAAAGCCTATTCTTAATTGTGTGGTATTTGCTGTACCATTACCAAATTCAGCTATAGTTTGAGTTGTTCTTATTTCAGTTCTTTTAACCCAAATGCTAAAAGCCAATCTTTCATAATCAGTTTGACTAGAGGGTGTAAAATGCAAATATTCTGAATTATCAGCTTCTAGTTTTAAAGAATTATCAATATCAAAACCAGTTGATATACTTCCACGATTAGCTGTTCGTTGTAAGGTTTCCATATTAGGTTTGTGCTAAGTTCTGTACTCTTCCAATTTCTTGCCAGACTGAGCCATTATATCTAAATGCTAGTATATCTGTCTTACTAGCTGTAGCTGTAATTGTAGGTGCTGTTGAAGAAGCAAACTCAAATACAGTATTCCAAGCAATCGTTCTTGCTGTACCGCCCTGTGCTATCTCTACAGAAATAATTGCACCCTCTACTGCATTACTAGGTGCTGAGAAAGTTGTATTTTCTGTTGTTAAATGAAAAGCATTAGCTGCTGCTGCTGCATCCCAAGCAACTGCATTGGAGCTTGAGGTTAGTGCAACCTGTGTAATATTAGCTGAAGTAGATGCTGTAACTGCTTTTGGAAAGGTAGCCTTTTGGTTTTCATCAATAGAAACTGCTGGTGTTGTACCAACTGTTGATCCTAAACCAATAACTAAATCATCTGCTGAGTCATCTAAACCCACATAATAATCTTGAGCATTGCCATCAAATACTAACTTAGTATCAACTGCTGCACCATCACCAATAGTTACAGAGTCATCATCTATTGTAAGTATTCCATTTGTGCCTACAGTAGAGCCTTCTCCAATGACTAATTTATCAGCAGAATCATCTAGTGCAATATAAAAATCTTTAGCATTACCATCATAAACTAATGCTGTATCAACTGCTGCACCATCACCTAAAGTAACTGTATCATCAGTAATTGTAAGAATACTATTTGTTCCTACTGTTGATCCCTCACCAATTAATAACTTATCGGCACTGTCATCTAAACCAACATAAAAGTCTTTAGCGTTACCATCAAATACAATCTTAGTATCTTCTGCTCCTGCATCTCCTATTGTTAAAGTAGGAGTTGTACCTTTTAAAGCCATAGTTTGTGCAACAATATCGCCTGTAGTTGAAGATGCTGCTTGTCCTACACCAATAGATTGAGCAAACTTAATATCTTGGTTTTCATCTATTTCAATAGCAGGAGTTGTACCTACGGCTGAACCAAGACCTATAACCAAGTCATCAGCACTATCATCTAGTCCTATATAGTAATCCTGAGCATTACCATCAAAAACTAACTTTGTATCTTCAGCAGTAGCGTCTCCTATTGTTAGGGTTGTACCATTTACAGATAAAGTATCTGTAACTTGTAAATCTGTAAAAGCATCTAATACGGCTGCTCCTGAACCTGCTCCATCTAACTGAACTACCGCTACTTTTCCATTTGCTATCGTTACATTTGAGCCTGAACCTTGAGAAATAATAATATTGTAAGGTCCACTACTGCCTGAATCTGTAGTAGCATTTTCTATAATATGCACTCTTTTCATGGTGTTTGGACCAATAGTTATTGTGCAATCAGAATCTAAAGCACCTGTGTACTTTAAATATATAGCTCTACCTGCATCAGAGCTTCCGTCTGCAACAGTAGTTGTATGAGTGTCAGCATTAGTCGTAATAGCTTCAGTACCTATTCCTAGAGCCTCTCCAATAAGCTCTAAATTGGTATTTGTACTTGTCCCCCAAGTACCTGACTCATCACCAGTTGCTATTTCTTTTAATCGTAAGTTATTTACATATGTTGCCATATTAAGCTACCTCTTCCCAATTTGGGTTTTGTGTTGTACTAATTATAGAATAATTTGGAGTTTGTGAGTCATCAATTAATCCCCACACATTTACTCCTGTTAAACCTGTTGTTCCTGCTATACCTGTCACATCAACATCGGCATTTGCTTGTGGTGTTATAGTTCCTAATCCTGATGTACCTGCAAAACCTGTAACACTAAGATTGTTATTAGTAATTAAAGTTTCATCACCAAGATTTAAAGTTGATGCTACTGCCGATACTCCTGTAACGGCTGCTGCATTTACAGATACAGAACCTACTGCACTTGTAGAAGATTCACCTGTAACTGCTAAGGTATTATTTGTTTCTAAAGATTCTGTGCCTAATGCAGTTGTTCCTGCTACACCAGTAACCCCTACCTCTCCACCAGCACTTGTTGCAACTGAAGTAATAGCAGTTGTACCAACTACTCCAGTTACTTCTACAGGTATAGACTCTCCCCATGCTCCTGAACCCCATGTGGAACGACCCCAACCTGTAATATCAGCCATGTTAAGCTATTCTGATAATTGCGTTAGATGCGTCTGCTGTTGGAAATTGAATTGTAAAATCACCTGCTGTTGATGTTTTATCGCCACCAAAAGCTAAAACACATACTGCTGGATCACCTGAAGCTGAATCATTAAATATCATACAACCATTTGCAGTCACTGTTGCATTAGAAAATGTTAAATCTGCAAAATCAGTAAACGCAGTTGTGCCTGATGTCGTAGGATCAACTCTAGTTAATGATGCACCCTTAGCAGTATAGTTAGTTCCTGATGCTTCATTTGATGTTGTGTACGCAGTTGTAGATGCACCTAAAGAAGCACTACTAGTATAGAGTGCTAAGTTAAATGTGTTACCACCTGAGTTTTTAAAATTATGCACACCCTCTAAAAGTTCTTTTTTAAAGGAAGTACACATAGCTTGTGAAATCGCCATTATAGTCTCCTAATAATATCAGCCATATCTTTATGACCTTGTTTTTCTAATAAACCTGCTACAGTAGCTCTATCACTAGCTATAGCTTGTTTCATATATAATAAAACAACTGTTTGTATAGCTTCTTTAAATGCTTTTGCCTGTGCTTGAACTACAGGATCAGCATTATCACTAATACTTACAATCTTATTTACTATTCTTTCTGTCCAATATTCAGGACTTAAACCTTTATTTTGTGTAGTTTCTACAACTACATTCCCTATGCTTGATTCAACATCTACTGTAAACATTATGTCCTCTGTACTCTAACCACATCATCTCTATAGGTATCAACAGTATTATCACCTTCTCCTAGATTTTTTAATCTTACTAGAGCTTCCATAAATCTTTTTTCGTATGTTGCCATTAAATCAGGATCGCCTTTCATATAAACATAAGACTCTAGCAGAGTTCCATATAGTAAAGCATTTTTTGCGTTAGTTGATAGCCATGTTGTGCCACTATCTCCACCTGCTGTTATTGATGCAGGTCTATAAAAATAATGCAACTCAACTACTAAATCAGCATTTGGAGTTGGTCCAACAATAAAAGTTGTATCATCAAATAAAGCGTAATGTTTTGGTGTGCCTGTAATACTTGCATTTGGATATGCTTCTCTTACAAAGTTTACATCTTTAAATAAAAGAAATGATTGCTCACTTGAACTTGTTAAAGATAAAGAAAAGCTATCTAAAAAATCAGAAGGTGTCGCAAGGTATTGATTTCCGGATGTTAATGTACCACTAACATTCTTTCTAAATACAGGAAGATTAATAGTTTTTAATATCCTTTCTTCTGTTTGTTCTATTAATTTAGGTAAATCAGAAACAAATTGTGTTTCTGTATTCTGTAAATAATTTTGAACTAAACTTTTTAATTCTGCGTATGTCATGTGTTAATTTGACCCCCCATGCCTGAGTGGTTAGTGCAATAATAATATAATGTTGGAGCACCAGATGCTATCTCTATTTGTGTGTAAGCACCTGCATTTCCTGCTGTTCCATTGGTTGTAACTCCTGTTGTGTATTCTGAACCACCACCATGCGTACCATCTGATGTAGTAGAAAATCTTAATGGGTGTCCACTATTACTACTATCAGATTGATCAAATCTATAAGATTGTCCTTCTACTAAGTTTAAAGTTGCTGCTCTACTACCATTAACATAGTAATAATTAGAACCATAATAACTAGCCACTGTAATTGTATAAGTAGTATAAGATGCAGAAGGAGTTGAAACAGTTACTGATCCTAGACTTGTTGTTCCAGTAGTTGCTGTTGGAGTTGCTATATTAGATGGTGATGGAGTAGGTGCTGGGGTAGGTGCTGGAGTTGGAGAAGGAGTTGGAGAAGCTGAAGTAACTCCTGATAAAGTTATTTCACCTAACTCACCTCTCATATCCAAACCAACTGTTCTTGAACCTAAAGCTGTTATACCACCACCTACAGGATCAAAAGCAAACAATCTTGCTGATGCTTCTTCTCCTGTATCCACTCTAGCATCATATAAAGCCTGTGGATCAATAGTTGATACACGATTTACATCAAATTGTGGATGATCAGGATCAAAACACTCAGGACATACTCTTAAACCATTCCTAACTTTGTTTTCTGTTTCATATCTAAGTTCTTTTAACTTAAATGTAAAACCACATCTATCGCATATACCTAATGCTTTTCTACCTTGAGCATACATATTAGTTGTAAAAACTGTAAGGAACAAACCTTACTGATGCTCTTTCTCTGTCTGCATCACTAACTTCATTCCATAATTCTAAATATCTTTGTCTAAGCATTGGAACTTTTGCAGTAGCCTGTTCTTTCTTACATGCAATATTGTATGCCAATCCGTATGTCATACATGGTAAATATCTTGTAGGCACTCCAGCATTATTACTTGCTGGTTCTCCTGTATCTTCTATCTTTTTAATGTAGTAATAAATACAAGTATAAGTTTCTGCACCATCAGGTGTATTCCATAAAGTTAAAGTAGGATTATCTACACCTTTATCTAAATAATATAAACTAGGTTTACCTTTAGAAAGTTTATTAGCTATATGTGTGTATTCACTTACAGATATCCTTCTAAGATTTTGATCGAATTGTTTTGATGTATCACCTGAATCAGTTCTAATAAAAGCCTCTACTATTTCTAATACATCTGTTCCTAAGCTATAAGAAGATGTGCCTTCAGTTAAAGACTGTGATCCTGACTCTATTGAAAATAAATTAGTGCCTTTGTTTTGCCATTCAAGAAATAATAAATCTAAGGCTCTTCTAGCTGTTCTATAGTCATAGCCTGAACGCATCTCAAGTCCGCACAACTCGTATGCTTCTTCAATAATATCAGATAAATCTAAATTAAATGATGTTGTACCGCTACTTGCCATGCTTTCTCCTAATAGCTTCCTTACCTCTTTTTGCTATGGCTGCTTGTGCATCTTTACCTGCAACCTTAGCTCTTTGTTCCATTACAGTTAATATTTGTATTTTTCTAGCAAAAGATTTTTTTATTTTTTTAACTTTAGCTACTGTTTCTCTAGCATCAGCAACAGAAGCATACTTAATACTTACAGTATCTTTTGGATTCTCATCCGTATAAAGTCTGCGACCTGAACCTTTAGGTTTTTTACCTGTTCCTACTTTTGGGTCTTTTTTGCTTCTCATTTGTTCTATGTGGAACTTTATTCTTTTTTGATGCTGGTGCTTTTAGTGTGCTTTGTTTAAAAGCAGTTCTGGACATTACCATTTAACTTTATCCGCCCAATAAGCTGCTGACATTTTACCCTTCTTGATGTTCTTACGATGTCTAGCTTTAAAAGATTTTCTTTTAGCTTTCATGCGTTTTGATTCACCTTTCTTGGGTTTACCAGCAGTTCCTGATAATGTTCCAACCTTTTTGCCTTGCTGTCCAAATCTAATAGTCTTTATCTTGTCGCCTTCTTTTGCGACAACTATGTGAGACTTCTTAGGGTGATTTGGGGTACGCTTTGGTTTGTTGTACCCCGAAACACCTGCCCGTTTTAATCTTGAGTCTTTGGCAGCTCGGCTCACTAATTACTAGACTCTACCGCCAGTTTTCTTTTTAACAAGTTCGTTAAAAGTAGGAGTCATCTTAGATGACATTTTAGAACCACTTCTTCTACCGCCTCTCATCTTTGATGAGTACTTGGTATTTTTACCACCTTTCATCTTTGATGAGTATTTAGTAGTTTTACCGCCTTTCATCTTTGATCCGTATTTGCTAGTTTTTGCCATTTTTTTTCACCTTTTTTGTTGTTGATTTTTTAGCAGAAGTTTTTTTAGCAGTGGTTTTTTTAGCAGGGGCTTTCTTAGCTGTAGGCTTTAATTCCTTTAGCATAGCGTCAGCTTCCTTTTCTCGCATAGGACCAGCTACTAGTTCTTCTCCATTCCAAATTAAAAATGCCGGATCACCATTAACAAAGTGTCCGTTCTCTTCTTTTCTATAAGACATAATTCACCTTAATCGTAAGATTTAATACAATGCAACACGATAAGATATGTATCTCCAGAACTATGTCCTGTAGTTGTAAGATTAATATCTCCGTTTTTGCCTGAACCTGATGTGTTCTGCAATCCACCAAAAGGTGAAAAGTCTAAAACACCATCAGCACTTGGGTTTAATTCTAAGCACAATGTATCTGATGATGCGTTCCAAAATAAACCTATCTTAGTAAATCCTAAAATAGAGTAATAAACTTTTTGTAACTTAACACCAGAACATGCTTTACCATCTAGCGTACTAGATTTTAAAGCACTCACATCAACTTTAGCGACAGCACTTTCACCTGTGCCATCGCTAACATTTGTAAGCTGTACTATAAAATCTTTATCACTATCTAAAATAGTTGTAGATGTTACTGCATCAGCCATGATTTACTCCTTATGATTGGTCAGTAAATGCTGGAACATCTGCACCTTCTTGGTTGCCCCAGATATACCAGTTAGTTGAATCTTTAGCTAAGATGTTGATTTCAAATAAACCAAAGTCAGTTAAAGTAAGTATGGAGTTTGAGTTACCATCAGCGTAAACAGAAAGATTATCTGCATTAGAATCTAGGTGAATAATTCCACCAATGAAGAAATTAGTATCTGAACCTGTATCAATGATGAGGTTTTCTGTTTCTTCTGCTGCACCACCATAAATTAGTTTAAAGTACACACCAGCAGAAGGGCTTGGTAATGTAAGAGTTCTGTCTGCTGTAATAGCTGGAACTACATTAATACGACCACCATTTGCTGTTGCTGTAAGTGATGTATCTGCATCAGTTAAAGCTACAGGTGTGACCTTCATACCATCACCATCTAAAGTAAATTCAGTAGTAATAGCACCTGTTGTTGAATTTTTTGAAATGACTGTAAAGCCATTCTCAGACCTAACTGGTCCGTTAAAAGTTGAGTTTCCCATAGTTGTTACCTATAAAATTCTAGCGTCTTGGTTTGTCTGCTAGGTCAGTCGCTAGATTAATAAAATCCCTAGATACGAAAAAAGGGGAGCATTAGCTCCCCTATAAGTTTAGCTTGAACCGGGTGATCCGTAAATACCAAGAGGATCAGATACACCAAATGAGTATCTTTCTCTTGCTTTATACCTCACATTACCAGTATCAAAATCACCATCCATAGAAGTTTCCATTCCAGTTCTATTGAAATGTTTCATTCCATTTGGAACATCAGTGATTATGAAGAAAGCATTAGTATCGGTTAAATAATGGTTAACCATGTAACCTTCAGGAATAGCTCCGTTAGTTACAATAGCGTTAACATCATTATCTGAAGTACCAACTCTAAATTGACTTTCTAAAAGTCTTGTCGCTGTAAACTGCAATGCAGATGGAACGATAAGTCTTTTTGGTCTAGCTGCAATTTTAAGACCTCTTTGATCTTTAAAGGCT